AGCTTAGTGTACAGCGGGTATTTGGCTATGATGCGGGATTTGTTGCTGGGATTCTGGCCGCTTTGGAGATGCCCACCCTCACCCCGCCGAACGAGCCGCTGACGCTGGAGGAACTGCGGGAGATGGACGAGCCTGTGTGGGTTGCCTGCAAACCCATCGAGGGCGGGAACGGGTACTGGTGTCTGTGCCAGCATGGGCATATCATCACACCTGCAGGTAGCATTTACAATGTAAAGGAAATCCCGCATTGGGTGTTTTACCGCCGCCCGCCGGAGGGAGAGGATGAAACATGACAAACGCAGATAAAATCCGGGCCATGAGCGACGAGGAACTGGCGGACATTTTTCTCAGAGCCGACTTTTGTAAGTGTTGTGAGCATGAAAAAGGCGGAGTATGCAATTTCATCTGTGCTTATCCAAACATTCCGATTTATGAAGGGTGCAGGCAAGCTGCATTGAAGTGGATGAAGCAACCAGTGGAGGTGGACACCTGATGGACATTGAGAAACTGATTGAGCAGCTAAACGGATATTTTGAAGGGAAGGACCTGAAAAGAGGCGTTGCACTTGATGGCGCCACCACCCTCTCCACGCTCCGGGCCGAAAACGAGCAGCTGCGGGCCGAGCTGGAACAGGTGAAGCGGTGTATTGAAATTGTAGAAAATCAAAGAGACTCTGCAATCAAGGAACTAGAAAATTATATGGTACAAGATGTTTTAGACGGAAATGAGCCGTGCGCAATCTGTGCGAAAGCATCCGATACGCCATGCGAATATTGCAATCCAAAGTGGCGCGGCCAGAAGGAGGAATGAGCGTGGAGCGGTTAACGTTTGAAGGAAATTTTTGCGATATTGCTATGTGTAATGAAGTGCGAGGTGGGTCCTTTTGCGAAAATGGGGATTGCTCTCAGCGAAAGATATGGGAGCGGTTGAAAGTTATTGAGGACATCTTGGGCGACGAGTACGATCTTGACCGCCTCCACGAGCTAGCCAAGGCGGATAAGGAGGACGGCACGGAATGAATACACCTATGATGAATTTTATTCATACACCGTACGGCTACTGCTACTACGATTTAGACAAGCCAGTTTCGGACGGTGGGACATACCTCATTTTTGGGCTGTTTGTATACCCGGAATACCGAAGAAATGGTCATTCAAAGCGGATGTTGCAATTCCTGATTGATGAAATCAGAGGTACTGGATATTCCGGGCCAATTTACGTTAAAGCTAAACCGGAAGGAAACAGCATAAACGTTGATACGCTGTCTATGTATTACCGTAAAATGGGACTTACAGTTTCAAAGGAGGCCGAGGCTGCACTACGGAGGGAGCAGGATGAAAAAGGAGGAGGCTCAGAATGATATTTTTCGCTGGCCTGGATTTCTTTCTGGCGGCACTGAATGTTTATTTCGGTCTAAAAGAGAATGGGAATCCCGCCCTTAACTTGTCAGCAGCAGTTGTTATTTTTGGACTCGGTCTTATTGAAATCGCACTTTACATTGCGAAGGAGAATAAGCGATGAAGGAGTACATAGAGAGGGCGGCGGCTCTTGATATCTGCCAGAAAGAATATGAAGAGCGGCTTAGAATGGCAGACTATTGCGGCGATACCGTGGCTTGGAATATTGGCGGAGCAATCAAAGGCATCCCCGCCGCCGACGTTGCGGAGGTGAGGCACGGGAGATGGGAGCAGCATCTACAATCAAGCAAAGTTGCACCTGTTTATACGTGCAGTCTGTGTAAACTAAACGTGTCAGGATTTGAAAAGCGGTGGATAAAATACTGCCCCTACTGCGGCGCTCGCATGGAAAAGGAGGACGAGCATGAGGCTGATTGATGCAGATAAAGCTATTGGTCGATATTATGCAGAGTGGGAAAAGCAGGATATTTCTGACGGAGCGCAGGACAGAGATTGGCTGAAACAGTGCATTGATGAGGCCCCCACCATCGACGCCGTGCCTGTGGTCAGGTGCCGGGAGTGCAAGCATTATAAAGACCTTGGTACTTATTATCGGCTTATGGATTGTACACATCGAGATGGATTAACAAACCCGGATGAGGACGATTTCTGCTCCTACGGCCAGCGAAAGGAGACCGACCATGAAGTTTCGGAACCCTGAGACGGGAGAAATGTATATAGGGATTTTGAACGCTATGAATCATTATTGTGACAGCAAGAAAGACTGTGACGATTGTCAAATCAAAGAATCTGTTCAGGTCTATAAAGGGCAGAAACACCCTTGTTATGCTTATGTGGCAGACAATCCTCACGAAGCCGCCCGCCTGATGGGGTTCGAGGTGGTGGAGGATGAAAAGGAGGAGGCCAACATGGACAAGCCGCTGAATTTGTGAGGTGAACGTGAATGGGCAGATTGATTGATTTATCAGGAAAGAGGTTTGGCAGGCTGCTGGCTATCGAAAGAGATACAAGTAGAAGCCCAAAAGAACGAAAATATAGAACGCTTTGGAAATGCAAATGTGACTGCGGTAAAGAAGTTGTTGTTTGGGCAAACAACTTGGTAAGAGGGCACACATTAAGCTGTGGGTGCTACAAAATTGAAACTTTTATTGATAGAGAAACAGAACACGGAATGTCAGATACAAGGCTATACGAGATATGGAAAGGAATGAGACGCCGGTGTCTTGACCCAAAAAGGAATAGCTACCACAACTATGGAGGGAGAGGAATTGTAGTTTGTGCAGATTGGGAAAATGACTTTAAGGCGTTTCAAAAGTGGGCGATTGAAAATGGCTATAAAAATGGCCTTACTATTGACAGAAAGAATAATGACGGTCCGTATAGTCCTGAGAATTGTAAATGGGCAACCATAAAGGAACAGGCCAATAACAGGAGAACGAATAGATATATTGATGTATTCGGGGAGCATTTGACGATTTCTGAAGCCGCCCAGAAGTATGGGATAAAACCTTGTACGATTAGAGCAAGAATTGAGCATGGATGGGCTCCAGAAAGAGCAGTATCCATTCGCCCCGGCGAAACGGTAAAGTTGGATGACATCATCGGAGGTGCCCAATGAGAGAAATCCTTTTCAAAGCCAAGCGGCTGGATAATGGCGAATGGGTGGAAGGGTATTACATAGGCCCAATAGGTGTGCTTGATGTACATGAGATTTGCGATGTTCATGATATTACAGGACCACGTGTCGAAGTTGACCCCTCCACGGTCTGCCAGTACACCGGTCTGACCGACAAGAACGGGAAGAAGATTTTTGATGGGGATGTTGTAAGACGAGAAACCGATTACTACGGAAAGCATAAAGTTTATGACGAACCAGTTGTATGGGAAGATGACATAGAAAAGGGTTTTTTGGGAGAACCGTACACAAGCGGATATTGCATTCACGGCGGTAATTGGGAAGTCATCGGTTCCATCCACGACGGGGAGGGGGGCAATCATGCTTAAGCTAAAGAACTGCCCGCATTGCGGCGGAGAAGTAATGCTCTGTAGACTGAATACTATGGTTTCTGTTGCAGAGTTTTCTATCGTATGCACAGAGTGCGGACTAGAAACGCGCATTTATGCAAACCCGATGGCGAATTGCTGCTTTGATATGGGCGAAGCGGTCAGGAGCATCACCGAAAAATGGAACAGGCGAGACGGGGAGGGCGGACAGCATGAGGAGGTCGCCAGGGGTGCGGATGAAGTGCAATAAAGACTGCATAGCCAATGTATGCGGAGAATGTGCCGTCGAGAAATGCGAAGGACAGATTCAAAGGCTGGGTATGCGGAATAACAATGCGGAAACAGCGGCTTGGACTTATAAGATTGCCGTAGATTCATTCAAAGACTATTTTGGAAAGAAGGATGCCGACCAATGAACGCCATCGAGAATCAAGTCCGGGAACTGGTAGCCGTAGAGCTTTCCGCCGCTAATGAATGGTTTCCGCAGTTTCACAGCGTCCATGAGGGATATGCGGTAATCCTGGAAGAAGCGGAAGAGCTAAAAGAGGAAGTTGAAAAAACGGACTCTTACTTGGCATTTGCATGGGGAGAAATCCGTATAGACGGTGACTGCGAAGATTTTATTTCCGGTGTAGAGAGATACGCCGTCAACGCAGCCTGCGAGGCTATCCAGGTGGCGGCTATGTGCCGGAAGTTTATGGAGATGGAAAATCGTGCGTAGATATCCTTTCCCCGGAGATATGTATTCTGATGCGCAATGGGAGTGGGTATCACTCAAACGTGCAGAAGGATACTCTATGCGGCAGCTATCAACTTTTTTGGGGCTTAACACAGATGCGATTTTAACGGCGTTGCGGGTTCGAGGATTAGCACCACAGGAAAGACCGACGGAGCCGCTTAACAGAGACGAGTTTAACGCATTGGCGGAGGTAGATGATGCCAGATAATATTACAGCAGCTAGAATTTGCCCTAATTGCGGCAAAGAGGGAGTTGTTTATGGAAGTCATACGGTTATGGGAGGTAGAATAGAACGTCACAGGAAATGTCAATTTTGTGGAGAACGATGGGCCACAATTGAGAAGTATTACCGGCCAATCAAAAAAATTCATGGACTAGAGGTTGACAAATAAAATATCATAATATATGATTTAATGGGGATTTTTAAGAAAATTTAAAAATAACAAACGGTTATATGAAGGTTGTGTTTGGGAGTAATAAGTAATGGGCTTAACAAAATATGAGATGGAAACTATCTACAACTACAATCAGGAAGGGCCTCTTGCCTCCTGCTACACGATGGACTGTGCCTTGATCCGCCGCTTAGATATACTTGCCGAAAAACACAAAGAAATTACTTTACTTAGAAGTGGTGAAGGAATGAGGGAATATACTTTCCCCAAGAAGTGGATTAAAGTCCGCGCTCCAAAGGAACTGTCGGACGAACAGCGTGAAAACATGGCAAAGAGAGCGCGAGAGAGGTTTGGGTTTGCGAAGGTAGGTGATTAAATGTTAAAAATCATGAAAGAACTCTGGGATAAAAACAAGGATAAGCTCAGAACAGAACTGTCCTCAAGAGATGATCTGAATGAATGTAGCTATGTAGACTTTGTAAAGATTGCCTTTGATAAGATTTATAATGATGATAGCCGACTCGACAATGAGAATCTTTTTATAGACAGAGTTCACGAAATTGATGATGGCGACTATCAAGGGACTTTGATTTATCTGATTCCATTCAATTCCTACCAGCCGGACCCGGAAGACTATCTCATGACTTTTGCGTGGTATGGGTCCTGTTCTGGATGTGATGCCTTGCAATCCGCGCAATCATGGGGAGACGGAAAACTAACGGAGCAACAGGTAAAAGACTTTATGAACATCTGCAAAGACTTGATCTGCAACGCTATCAAACCTTACAACTATGGATGGAGACATGATGATAGATTTGATGTCGTGGAGGAGGGTGACAACTCTGAACAAGAATGATACGACTATGGATCAGGGGAAAGAACTTGTTAAGCGCAAGATGAAGCCAAGAGGCGGGAACTCTCCTGTGATTGGAGATAACGGGGTACATACTCAGCCCGGCGACAATGCTAAGTATGCCGGAGTGCTTGCGACTATCCTTAGTTGGGGGGATGTTGATAAGTCCGATGTTCAAGCTCTGGAAGATAGGTTCTGGAAGTTCGTTCACTATTGTTCGGAGCATGATGTTAGAGTGACCAATCAAGTAACATACCTTGCACTTGGCTTGAACAAAGATGAAGTGTATGATTGGGAAAATGGGCGTTCACGCAGCTCTGCGCACTCCGAATTCATTAAAAAAGTTAAGAAATTTTGCGCCGCTTACCGCGAAATGTTGGGCGCCGACGGCAAGCTAAATCCGGTAACTTTAGTATGGTGGCAAAAGAACTATGACGGCCTTGTGGACAAATCCGAGGTTGTTCTTACTCCCAACAATCCGCTAGGGACTATAACCGACCAAAAGCAGCTTGAAGAGCGGATCGCCGGGTCTGTGGTGGTGGAGGAGTAAACGACTATCAGCGACTATTTCAGGAACTTTTTGGAAGTCAAAGGACTATGAAACGACTATTTGGAGGCTGCGACTATGGATGAAAATCCGTCAGGAGTTATCGACTATAAATTTTGCCCTCTGCTTATGAGTGGATGCCGAGCAAGCGGTGGTATCACTTTGAACGATATGTATTTGTGCCCCGGCTCCCGTTGCGCCTGGTGGGACGCAGACAAAGAGCGCTGCGCCGTCCTATCCCTGGCCCACAACAAATGACAATACCCCGGCTTGCTCCCGATGGAGTGGGCCGGGGTCGCTTTATGCCTTGTGTGGCGCTGTGCGGGCCGCTGTGGGCCGTTTTGGTGAGTGGGAAATGGACACCGCAGGGCGTACTTGCCGTTCTGCGGGCCTGCAAACGGCCTTTGCTGAGGTTTTACATTTTGCATCTCTCCTGCCCTGCTGGACGTGGGCGCAAAAATGCCGCCTGCTGACCGTAGGAGGCCACACAAGCGGCGGGAAGCTACTGGAGGGCATAGGGACATGGGCAAAAGAAAACCCGCCCCAGGAAAGCCCAGGGCGGGCGCTGGCGGTATTCAAGATTTTTTCGCCGTCTCCCAGATGATCATTAAGGGAAGGATTAAAATAAATAGGACGATCAATTTATTCACCCCGTTTCATTTTTCGCTTGATTCTGTACCAAGATGATTCGGAAATTCCAAGTTCTTTGCATGCTTGCGAGATAGTTATTTCTCCGCGCTGTTGTGGCTCGATATAGGGGGTTATATCTGTTCTGTTGAAATGTCGTCTGCTGTTCATATTTTGTGTATGTCCATCAGCCCAACGGCAATTAGACGGCTCATAGTTCCCGTCGTTATTGATTCTATCAAGTGTGCATTGGCCGCGCGGGGCGTTTTCGTCGTAACCGGCAGATATGGCCCACGCCTGAAACGCTTGAAAAGATTCTTGCCATTCTGGGCAAACAGAAATACCGCGCCCGCCGTAATAGTCGTAATACTGATAGTTTGGATTGCTGCACCTTTCACGCATTCCCTGCCAAATAAAATATAAGCGAGAGTATGCGCCGCCGTGCCTTACATGATGGGATTCTTGCAAGCATCTTCGGGGATATTTTCGCTTTTTCATCTCATGCAAAGAACTTGATCCAAAGAGTTTGTGTGCACCACATCCACAAGTACAAACGCAATCCCAGAGGGCTGCGCCGTGTGGTGTACTTCCAACACGGCGCAAAACCTTCACACATCCAAACTCTTGCCCGGTGTAATCTGTTGCTTTCAAGTATCTTCCTCCATTCTCCGGCGGGCGGGTCAAGCCCGCGTCCAGCTAATGCGGTATGGGTCTTGGTGGTAATTGGCGCTGCAGGCCCAAAGTTTCTCTTTGTCTAACAGGTGATTTGCTGTGATGTGATAGGGCTTCCCGGTTCTCTCGTCTTTGTAATATAACCTGTATTCGCTGGCAGCCTTGTCAAATACAATGCTTACAAGTTTCATTGCGCGGCCCTCCTTGCGGCCTTGTTGACCGCTGCCCGGTTTGCGGCGTTTGCCTTTGCGCTGATGCTGCTATTATCAAACAGGATTGTAAAGCCGTCATTCTGGAGGCTTGCGGCCATTTCTGCGGGGTCAATGCCGGGGAATTGACAAACGTACTCGATGCAATTATAGCGGAGTTCCTGCGGCCTGCCGGAGATTTCCGCCGTTCTGATTAGGTCGCGCTTGTAACTGCCGAAAATGCGGCGGGCTTCGTCCTCTTTGGCGGAAAGAATCATCTGCCGGAGTTCTTCCGTTCCGGGTACTCCCCAAAGACAAACGGCGGAAAAGGTGTTTTCCATGTCGTTTACGGTGTGGCGGATTTTCTGGGCGTCTCCGCTCTCTCTGGCGGTCTTGTAGTCTCCGTTCTGGATAAGTTCAGCGCGTTCCTTGTTCGTCATTTCTGTTTTCCTCCTTGTCATGGAGGGCTGCCCCTGTTATAATGGGGTTGCCCTGGTTCTGTGGTAGGTTCTGGGGTTTCTTCTCGCCCTGGTCACTGTTGCAAGCGGTGGCCGGGGCTTTTTGCCCTCGTTACCTCCGGGGCGGGGTGTTGGTTACTCCGCATACAGCCCAGAGGCCGCAAGCTGGAGGGCCTCGGAGATGGCGGCATCCCTCGCGGATGGGCCATAGCCGGGGGTTGTCTTGCTGACTGCGGGCGCGGGCCGCTCCCCACGGAGGCAGGCGTAAGCATCCCCCCCCACGCCTCCAAGAGGTAACTCGCGTCTCTGCCCTGGTTGTACTGCCGGACGGCTACACGATAGCCCCGGAGCTTCTTCTGCTGTCCCCGATTCTCCCAGCGCTTGGAATCAAACCGGGACGCGCTGCGCTTGGGTTGCATCATTGAGACCGGGACCAACACAATAATAGTCTTGCTGCTGGCGTCATACGATCCGCGCACAGTCTCACAGTTGGCATAGTGCCGCTTGTAATCGCGGTATGTCATTCTTTTTTCTTCCATTTCTTTCCCTCCCGGCCTACGGCCTGTCGTGGTTGTTCCGTGCGCCCTCTCTGGCGGGGCTGGCCTGCCTAATCTGTTTTTTTCGGGAGCTGTGGCACTTCTCCCGGTTGTGCCTTATACAGGGATCCGGCTCCATGCTGCGCCCTATGCGCTACTCTATGCCGGTTTACTCTATCCCGCCCGGCCTGTCCGGGTGGCCTGTATTGTTTTGGTTCTGATGCTAGTATATCCTATATATTTAGTATTGTCAATGATTTTTTCTATATTTATAGTATTATATTTTTTATATATAGGTTGTAAAATTGCAACAAATATTATTTTTGTTCAATTTTATTTTGCGGTATCTCTTAATATCATATATAAAGGGCACCGCCAGCCGGACACCCCCGGGGGATAGGCCAGAGCCGCCACCCCCTACCTCAGTCTCTCTACCACCGAAAAATTAAAAAAGTCTCTTGACTATTCTGAATATTCAGGGTATACTAAATATATAGAATAAAATCCTAAATGGAGTGAGTTTGAATGGAGTTTAAGAAAGCCATGAATGTTTTAATGGCGCAAGAGGGTATATCGCAAAAGAAGTGGGCAGAGGAAGCTGGATATAAGACAGTGAGTGCGATTTCAACTCCTATGAGCAAGGGAGATATTATGCTTTCTACTCTTTGCAGGCTAGCCAAGTCTGTTGGGTATTCTGTATGTCTTGTAAAAGATGGACCGAATGAAGAGGGGTATCTTCCCATTCCTGTTGATGCAAAGTCAGTTAAAGGGGCCGAAAAGAAGGGTTCCTAAAAATCCGAGCAAAACAAAAAGGGAGATGATGCTCCTTGGATGTAAGGAAGAATTTAATTGGGCAACGGTTTGGCCGATTGGTCGCTATCCGGCCCGTCAGAAAGCGGGCGAATGATGACCGGCATACAATGTGGTTCTGCAAGTGCGATTGTGGTAGTGTAGCGGTTATTCCTACAAATAATTTAATACAGCAGACGGTTTCTTGCGGATGTGTGTCAAGAGGGCCAAAGATAGATGATACGGTTAGGGCGGTTTGCCCTGGATGTGAGGAAAAGTTTGATATTGAATTAAACGGACAAAAAACTCCACAATTCTGTCCCGATTGCTCAAAAATATATACAGGTAATAGCTGGAAGGTGTGTCCAGTTTGCAGAAAACTATTCAAATCGTTTCCGAGCGCAAAAAAGACGACGTGTTCGGAAGAGTGCAGCAAAAAATGGGGGAATTATATAAGAACCGGGAGAAGGTTCAAGTGGAGTGAAAAATCAAAGAAAGCGGCGCGAGAAAGCGGGCTTTGGGACGATATGGACGAGGCTGCGGCGCGGGCGAGGGCACGGAAAGTTGGAGACCCCAGGTTTGAGCGGACAGAAGAAAACATAACATCAAAAATATGGGTTCTTGTAGATCCATCTGGGAATGAACATATAGTTCGGAATTTGAAGCTATGGGCAAGCGAAAATTATGAAAAGTTTGGGAAGGATGACTCTGAAAGGTCTATCAAACAAATAGCGCAAGGGTTTTATATGATTGCATTATCGTTAAGAGGGAAGAAAGCACCTCCAAGACTAACATACTTTGGTTGGACATTGAAGGATTTGCCAAGAGAGCTGGAGGATGATAAGGTTGAAACATTGTAGTCAAAGCACCATTGCGAAAAGGGCGCACAAAACCAAGCCCACTAAAAGTGGGCGAAAAACGAAGGTATGCTTAAAGTCTATGGCGTAGGTGGAGCAGCTACCAGATAACCTTGCCGCTGGAGAATGAAGATGGCTTCCGCCACGGAAACCTCACGGTGCGCTGGAGGTCGGTCTGTCTGCCGGTAAAGTTCAGGATTGTAAGACTCATTTTTCTTGAGAATGTTGTAAATAGCTGTAAGGAGCATTCTGGCAATGGCGATGATTGCTTTCTTGTGTCCACGGCGTTTCTTGAGAGCAAGGTAGCGATTGCGGACTTCTGGGAATTTCTTGGCACGAACCGCATTGAGGGCGCACTGAACAAGCAGCGGTTTGATGTAGGCTCCGGCCCGGCTGATTCTGGTGGTTTTCTTCTTCCCGGCACTTTCGTTGTTCTGCGGCGTAAGCCCAGCCCAGGAGCAAAGATGCTTCGAGGTGGGGAACACGGACATATCCACTCCGATTTCGGAAATGATGCCGATTGCGGTAAAGGATTGGATACCCGGCACCGTCATAACAAGGCCCAGTTGAGGAAGATATTTCTCAGCAGTTGCCAGAATCAGTGATTCCAAATCAAGTTTGCACAGTTGGAGACTATCCATGTGGGAACGGATGATGCGGAGCTTTTCAGCCTGTTCTTCACACATCTCTCCGTCCACAGCGGCGAGCACCTGTTCATTGGTCGCTTTCATGCCTTTGGTGCGGAAACCGGAAACATCCGTAATTTTCTCAGCTGGATTTTCTAAAATCCTGGTCGTAATTGCAGAGGCGGTTTTGCCGAACACATCTGAGAACACATCATCCAACTTGATATTGGAAACGGTTAGGCAGTTCTGTGCCCGGTTTTTCTCGCCGGTAGTGAAGTTGGTAAGTTTCCAACGATAACGAACCAAATCCCGAAGCTGGCGAATATCTGCCGGTGGGATAAAGCTTCCGGCGACAAGGTCGTGCTTGAAGATGTCTGCGATCCACTTGGCGTCTCGCTTGTCGGTCTTCTTGCCCCGAATCGCTTTCACGTATTTCGGATGAGCAAGAACGATATTACAGGTTGGCTCCAGAATGTTGTAGATGGGAATCCAATACTTTCCCGTGGATTCCATGCACACATCTTTGCAGCTATTCTCAGCCAACCAGGCTGCACAACGGCGTAGGTCCCCAGTGAAGGTGGAAAAACGCTTGCTCTTGTAGGTTGTTACTCCATACTCAGTGGTAGAAGCAATACAGGCAACGACAAAGGACTTGTGGACGTCCATCCCGCAGCAGACACGATAAACGATTTTGAGCATAACACATCCCCTCGAAACAGTGTATTTGAGGGAACAGGCAGGGACTGGACGCCCACTGAAAGATTGAAGTAGTCCGTCTCTCCAAAGATAAGGTTACAGGGTGCAAAGCCCTACTCATTGGTGCTTGAAAGAGCGTCCGGCACACATAAAGATTCAGTCCAGCAAGGGCTGGGCCTACTCACCTCCACGTGCTCTGTAGTGTGCCTGCTTCCTCAAGTACAGTCTAACAAATTTAGATAAGTTGCGTCAGAGGTACTTCGGTTTCATTCCCTTTGGTGCCTTGGAGCGCAGCGGAAAGGAATGGTCATAAAGATGGACTGGATCAAATGCACTGATAGGATGCCACCAGACATGGAGCCGGTGATGGTGACAGCCTTTCATAGAGGATTTGTTGTAGACGCAGAACCCGGTGAAAAATTTGTGTCTCACGATGTAAGGTGGAATGAAAAATTGCAGGCGTGGGAAGTACAAGAGTGGAATATTTGCGAAATGGAATGGACGACATGGCATGATTTAGAGGTTACTAACTGGATGCCATACCCTGAACCGGCGGAGGATTGATGATATGCACAAACTGACGAACAAGCAGTACGAGGAATACATGAAGATGATCCGGGATAAGGAAGAAGGGCGACTGCTCACCCCTGATGGCTTACGGATGATATGTTCGGCAAACAAGTATGACCCGGAGAAGATAGGGCTTCACATGCTGGCGGTGTTGGCGAATTGGAATAAGGTGGATGTATAGGAGGTAAAATGAGAGAAGTTGCAGGGGAATATAATACCGCTAAGATTTTTACAGATGTTGTTGACGATGCTTCCATTGCACAGGTTAAGGAATTGTGCGATCAAGAGTTTTGCACTGGAAGTAGAATTAGACTGATGCCTGATATTCATGCTGGAGCTGGATGTACTGTTGGGACTACAATGACAATCAAGGATAAGGTTGTGCCAAACCTTGTCGGGGTTGACATTGGCTGCGGAATGGAAACCGCTAAAATCAAAGAATCCAATCTTGATATGGAACGGCTTGACAATGTTATTCGAGAGAATATACCGGCAGGGTTTGAAATAAGGTACAATGCACACAGGTATTTTGACCGAGTAGATTTATCGGCTTTGCGCTGTGCGGATAAAGTTGACTTAGAAAGAGCGAAAAAAAGCGTCGGGACATTGGGCGGCGGCAACCACTTCATCGAAGTTGACCGGGATGAACAAGGGCGACTCTACATCGTAGTTCATTCTGGCAGTAGGCACTTGGGATTGGAAGTTGCAAAGTATTATCAAGAGGCTGGATACAAAAAATTATCCGACAAAAACGATGGCCTTGAAAAACTAATAGAAGAATTAAAAGCTGCTGGTAGACAGAGCGAAATCCAACAGGAAATCAAAAGATACAAGTCTGAATATAAATGCGATATTCCTAAGACACTTGCCTATGTTGACGGGGCTTTATTTGATGACTACATTCACGACATGAAAATAGTCCAAAGGTTTGCTGAAATTAACAGGCAGGCTATGATAGACGGGATCGTGTCTGGAATGGGAGTTCATGTTGAAGATCAGTTTACGACAATTCACAATTACATTGACACTGACAGCATGATACTTCGTAAGGGTGCTGTATCTGCCAAAAGTGGTGAGGTTTTGCTTATACCTATTAACATGAGGGATGGAAGCATTATCGGAATTGGCAAAGGAGATGAAGATTGGAATTGTTCCGCTCCGCATGGTGCTGGACGCTTAATGAGCCGGGCGAAGGCTAAAGAGAGGTTTACCGTTGCAAATTTGAGAAGCAGATGAGTGGAATTTATACCACATCAGTCAATCAGGAAACGCTTGATGAATGTCCGATGGCTTACAAGAGTATGGAAGCAATCACGGAGAATATAGAGCCAACAGTTAAAATTTTGAAAATCATCAAGCCAGTATATAATTTTAAGGCTGGTGGAGATTAAATATTGCACCCCGCCACAGGGCGGGCGTATATAGTGCCAAGTGCCTCTCCAGATGGAGCGAACAGTGCCAAGTGCCTTTTATCTTACGGGATAGGAGGCACTTTTTTCATGGAAATTCGGGAGTTGGTAGAGAGGGCATTTCAGAGGGATTTGTCCGATCCGTCTGCGCTATCTGATGCATTCGATTCGATCAGATTGTTGGAGCCAGAGGATTTTAAGCTGGCTCATGAGAAAAACAAAGAGGTACGTCGGCTGTCTGCAAAATTCGCCGCAGAACAAAAAAGCCTCCGTATGTTCGAGCTGAACAAACGGAGCCTGCTATTTGATGCACCGTATGATTTTGATGCGGCGATAAGATATGCTGAGTGGGATAGAGAACCGAAGAAAAAGTTCTATATGCCACGCAGAAAGCAGTTGCTTCCGGTTGTTCAAGCTATGCAGCGGCTATCTGAACGGAAGATACGCATTTTGGGTGTTATGGCTCCCCCAGGCGTCGGGAAGACCACCATTGAATTGATGTTCATGGTGATGGAGGGGTTAAAGAATCCAGATTTAAGCATTCTGATGGGTTCGCACTCAAACTCATTCCTACGTGGGGCTTATGAAGAAGTTGGGCGGATGTTAGACCCCAAAGGGGAGTATTTGTGGAAAGATATTTTTCCATCTGTTCAAGTTTGCAAAACAAACGCCCAAGACATGCGAATTGATCTTGGAAAACGAAAGCGGTTTGAGACCTTTGAGTTTTCGTCTATAGGCTCTGGCAACGCGGGCAAAGTACGCGCCTCGAATCTTCTGGTAGCAGATGACCTTGTACCTGATATCGAGTCCGCAATGAGCAAAGAGCGCATGGACAAGCTCTGGCAGCAGTATTATACAGACCTCATGCAGCGTATGATCGGAGATTGTGTCCAGCTTCTTGTCCAAACACCTTGGACGTTGCATGACCCCATTGACCGACTTGAACTAGCCCATGCAGAAGACCCGCTGGCAGAGTTTATCCACCTACCCGCTTTGGATGAAAATGATGAGAGTAATTTTGATTATCCGTATGGGCTTGGGTTTACCACGGCATTCTATCACAATCAAAGAGATGTTATGGACGATGCTTCCTGGAGGGCACTATACATGACTCAGCCCATTGAGCGTGAAGGACAGCTCTACAATGAGGATGAGCTGCGCAGGTATTTTGAACTTCCTGACGGTAAGCCCGATGCCATCCTGTTTGTATGCGATACGAAGGACAAAGGCACTGATTACTGCGTCATGCCGATTTGTTACCAGTACGGAAATGACTTTTATTGTGAAGACGTAGTATGCGACAACAGCAATCCAGAGGTTGTAGAGGCTCGGTTGGTCTCGAAACTCGTTCAGCACAAGGCTCAGATGGGACAGTTTGAAAGTAACAGCGCCGGTGGGAAAGTGGCGGAGAAAGTGCAGAAAGAAGTCAAAGAGGCTGGCGGAATTGCAAAAATCACGACGAAATACACTACCTCAAATAAGGAAACTCGGATAATAGTAAATAGTCCGTTTATTAAGGATCGTGTGCTATTCAAGGATAATTCTGTCATAAAAAAGGACAAGGAATATAGGCGGATGTTGAATTTCCTTTGTAGTTACACAATGGCGGGGAAAAACCGCAACGATGATGTCCCTGATGCGTGGAGCCTATTTGCCGAATATGTCCAACAACTTGAGGGAAACAAGGTTGAAGTATTTAAGCGGCCATTTTAAAATCTCGAATAATCCATTGCTAGCGTCATGTTAGCGTCAGGCGATAATCGCCCCCCCGAGTGGTTAATTTCTCCCGACCCTAACACCATTAGACACATATAGATATATAGGTTGTTATCTTAACAACGATTGATGTATAATATATTTGGGTAAACATAATTATCCAATTCCCCCCACCCTTTTGGGCTGTGACCAACCACGGCCCAAAGGACAACCCACTCCCCCGGCAGGGTATCTAGTGAGCAGATATTAAACGGAAAGG